TAGTAAATATAGTGCGAAAAGTTAGTGGGGAATGTTTGCAACAATGTGTGCAGTATGTATGCAACGATGCAAATACAACAACAATAGGAGCAATGAAAATGCGGTTAGTTTCTAATGTCGGTAGACTTAGGAAAAAACTTCAGTCAATACACTGGTGCAATTTCAACTATAATTGTTGTTATTCCTCGCTAACTATTTCAAAAATCAACTCAATACACCTGTGGCTAGTCTTGCACACAACTGCGAACATTCAGCGAATTGTGTTTGCAATACTATGCACAGGTGTTTCAAAATGTTCTACAAATGTCTACAAATAATACAGATAATAACGAGTTCAAGGAACTATTGGAAAACCTTGTAAAAATAGGAGTAGGGGGAAAATACAAAGATAGAGAAGATTACGTTAAACTAATTCAAAGAGAATTAGAGTTTGAAGAACGTATGATTAGAGGTGGAATTGATAGATATAATAAATCTATTAATGATGCCAAATCTAAAGGCCAAGAAAGCACTACTAAATATGGTTTAACCTATACTCAAAAATACGTTGTTGCTCTTGCAGAGATGCTTAATAACGATGTTACAACTTGTATGGCAGGTTCAGCAGGGGTAACTCAAACTTCATTAAAATTAATATGCCAGTGTTTGTCTATTAAGTCTTTTAATGATGAAGGTATCTTTCAATCAAGGAGAGATGATTGGTTAGTTGTTAGCTATATCAGCTTAAAGCACGTTCTTGATGGTATTTCAAAAGCTGTAACAGTTAATGAATTAGCAATGTCCATTAGTAACGCACTAATGCAAGAAGCTAGACTTACTAAATTTAAAGATACTCAACCTGAAAAGTACGAACAGATTTGTCGTAAATTAAATTCAGAAGGTCAAAGTATGAAGAAGAATAAATACCGACATAAACAAAAGGTTTGGGTTTATTTTATGAATAAAAATAATCTTCAATTTGATGATTGGGCTTCGGCAGACAAGATACATTTAGGGGTTAAAATCATAGGTTATTTTGAAACTTTAGGACTTATAACTCACGAAAATAGAAGAACTGCTAGGAACAGAACTACTACTTATGTAGTAGGCACAGATAAACTTATTGAGGAGATTAAAAATTTTAATATCCGCAATGAAGCACTTCACCCAACTTTCTTACCAATGTTAATGCCACCAATGGATTGGACTAGTCCATTTTCAGGTGGGTATTACGGAAGAAAATATAATCAAACTAACAAAGCAGAGGACATAGCAAATGCACTACAACATCGTAAAGAGTACAAATAGAAGATATTTAGAAGAACTTAAAAACAGATTTGGCGATATGCCAGATGTTGTTAATTCAATAAATATTTTACAAAAAACTGAATGGGTAATTAATAAAGATGTCCAAAAAGTTTTTAATAAATGCGTAGAATTAGGATTACAATTTGGAAAACTTCCAATCAATCCTGATGAAATAGAACTTCCACCAAAACCTGTGGACATTGCAACTAACAAAGAAGCATTAATTAAATGGAAACGAATGGCTTCTAAAGTTTATGAAAGACGAGCTAAAAATAAATCAAAACATATTCAGGTTTTAATGATTAAAGCTGAAGCAGAATTGTTAAGTGGTTATGATGGTTTTTACAATGCTTTACAATTTTGTAAGCGAGGAAGAATTTATCCAAAACCTGCAATGCTAAATATGCAATCTGCGGATTATGCAAAAGGATTATTAAAATTCAAATATGGAAAACGTATGGCAGATGATGACAGTTATGGTTATTTTGCTATCGCAGGAGCTAACTTGTTTGGTGAAGTAGATAAAGGAACTATTCAAGATAGAGTTCAATGGATTGAAAAATACCAACAAAAAATTTTATCTGTAGCTAAATCACCTTTTGATGATAAGTGGTGGCAACAAGCAGATAAACCATTTCAGTTTCTAGCTTGGTGTATGGAATATAAAAACTTTGCAGATACAGATTATGATGCAAGTTTTATAACAACTTTACCTATTCAAGCTGATTGTTCTAATTCAGGATTACAACATTATTCTGCAATGATGCGAGATGAGATTGGTGGTAAAGCTACTAATCTTATTGATGATGAAAAACCAAATGATGTTTATGCCATAGTAGCTGAACGTGTTATTGCAAAATTAAAATTAAGAACAGATGAGTTTGCAAAAAAATGGTTAGCTTATGGAATAGATAGAAAAATTTGTAAGAAGCCAGTGATGTGCTTACCTTACAGTTTAACTAGATACAGTTGCAGAATGTATTTAGCAGAACACGTTCATCAACAATTAAATGAAAGAAATATTTCTCATAATTTTGGTGACGATTTGTTTGAAGCTACTAGATATTTAACTCCTATAGTTTGGGAGAGTATCTATGAAACAATACAAGGTGCTAGAGATATTATGAAATTTTTAAAAACAGTTTCATCTTTAGTATCTTCAGAAAACTTACCTATTAACTGGACAACTCCTTTAAATTTTCCAGTACAAATGGCTTGTTATTCTATGCAAAGTAAAAGAGTTAAAACTAAAATGGGAGAAAGTATATTGATGCTTTCATACCAAAAAGAAACTGAAAAGATTGATAAACGCAAGACTTCTCAAAGTATTTGTGCAAACTTTATCCATTCTTTAGATGCAAGTGTTTTACAATTAGCTGTTGTTAAAGCTCATCAAGCAGGAGTAGATAACTTCTCTGTTATCCACGACAGTTTTGGTGTGGTTGCTCCTGATACTCAAATAATGGCTAAAGCTATAAGAAATAGTTTTTGTGAAATTTACTCTAAAGATGTTTTGAAAAATTGGGCAGATGAAATGTTTGCAATGTTATCTCCTAAAAATCAAAGGAAATTTCCAACTATACCTTCTAAAGGAAATCTTAATTTAGAGGAAGTTAAAAACTCAAAGTTCTTCTGTATTTAAACAGTCTTTAATACACAGGTGAATTGATAGGTTGCACTTATAGATAACAACAAACAATCAAGGAGTAATAATGATTGAAAGTAAAACTATGGTAACACCTATAGGAGAAGCTATTTATCCTAGACTTCTCAAACCTGACACAAAGTTTAATGAGTTAGGTGAGTATAAAATTACCTTAAAAATCAAAAAACAAGACGCATCTAAACTATCGTCAGATTTAGACGTATATCTAGGTGACAGTCTAGCAGTTTTTGAAAAGGAAGCTAAAGGTAAAAAAATAAAATTAGCTCCAAAACCTTACACAACTGAAGGTGATTTCTTTATTTTAAAAATGAAGATGAAAGCTAGTGGTGTAAATAAAAAAACAAAACAACCATTTCAACAAAGACCAATCGTTGTTGATGCAAAGAAAAACCCAATGCCAATGGACACTTACATAGCAAGTGGTTCAATGTGTAAATGTGTTTTTGATGTAATACCTTACCACACTCCATTAACTGGAGCTGGTGTAACTTTACGTTTAAAAATGGTTCAGGTTATTGATTTAGTAACTAGAGAACGAGCAGACCATCTTCTTAAAATAGAAGAAGGATATGTTACTGAAAAAGTTCAACCAACAACTAATGAAATACCCCAAGTTCAAACGAGTGCAGATTTCTAAATCTGTAACACTCAAATCTGGTTTAGAGGAAGTAATCTATAACTACTTAACAAATAAAAAAGTAAAATTTGTTTATGAAGGTTTTAAGATTACTTACTCTATGCCTGAACAGAAAAAAACTTATTCTGTAGATTTTCCTTGCAGTAATATTTTAATAGAAACTAAAGGAGCATTTAATTCAGCAGATAGAAAAAAACATAAATTAATCAAACAACAAAACCCAGATTTAGATTTAAGATTTATATTTTCAAATTCTAAAACCAAAATTGGAAAAAAATCAAAAACGACTTATGGCAAATGGTGTGAATTATTTGGTTTCAAATATCATTGTATTGCTACAACAAAAAAATCATTCCCAGATGAATGGTTAAACGAAATTAAGGAAACAGACGATGCCAAGAAGTAAAACTAATTTTATTGTAATTCATTGTTCATTATCAAAACCATCAATGAAAGTTGATGCAAAAATTATTGATAGATGGCACAGAGAAAGGGGTTGGTTAAAAATTGGTTATGCAAAAGTAATTAAAAGAGACGGAGTTATTGAACAAGGTAGATTAGATGATGAATACCAAGCTCACGCAGTTGAAATAAATGACGTAAGTACTAGTGTTTGTTTAGTTGGTGGCTTGTCTGAAGACAATCAAAACGAAGATAATTTTACTTCTGAACAATGGGAAAGTTTAAAAAAATTATTATCAGAATGGGTTATTAAATATCCTGATGCAAGAATTATAGGTCATTACCACGTTAATCCTGACAAGACCTGTCCCAATTTTGACGTAGATAAATATTTACAACAAGAAGACATACCAAATTACAAATGGTCTTTTGGTACTGTTGATAAAAGTGAAATAGAAGAACACAAGAAAGCAGATGCTTTATAATGAAGAAAGTAAATTTCTTTATCACGCACCTTGTCCTGATTGTGGTTCAAAAGATAATCTAGCAGTTTATAGTGACAACCATACTCACTGCTTTGGTTGCAAAGTAACAAAATATCCTAATTCGCAAAAGCAAGTTCAACAAGAAACAATTCAAGAAAAGGCAACTGATATGATTGACGGAACAATACAAGCATTACCTAAAAGAAAAATTAATGAAGAAACTTGTAAAGTTTTTAATTATGAACAAGGTTTTTATAATGGACAACCAGTTCAAATAGCAAATTATTATAATAAAAATTATCAAAAGGTTGCACAGCATTTAAGATTTCAAGACAAATCTTTTATTTGGTTAGGAGACTTAAATTCAGCTTTATTATTTGGACAACAAAACTGGAGAGATGGTGGAAGAATGGTTGTTGTTACCGAAGGTGAGATTGATGCAATGTCTGTTTCTCAATTATGGAATAATAAATATCCAGTTGTGTCTGTTCCATCAGGAGCTTCATCAGCTAAAAAATATATTAAAAAAGAATTAGAATGGTTATCAAAATTTGAAAACATTATTTTAATGTTTGATAATGATGAAGTTGGATTAGAAGCTAGTATTGAATGTGCAACAGTATTACCAGTTAAAAAAGTTAAGATAGCAAAACTTCCTGCTAAAGATGCAAACGAATTATTGCAACAAGATAAAGG